GTTATAAACCTCCTCGCTAGCCCTCTGATTACGGCGACTCCGACACCAACCCCGCATCCCCTCAAGCGCCCGCTCAAACCTCTCGATGTACGCCTCCACCCAATACAAACTCACCCGAGCGACATCCGACACCGGAACCATCTGGCTGGCAACCCCTTGCGCATGCCACTTCCGCACCTGCACCAACCCAATGTCCTTCCGATGCCCAACCACAACATACAAATCCCCACGATAAGCCACATACGACTCATGCTCCGGGTACTGTACTTCCCCACCCCCAACACCCTCCCCAACCCTACCGCGCACAACCTTGATCCGCTTAGCCATACCTCCCCCGACTCGCAAGAAACTGCAATCGATTGCAAAATCAACCCAATACCTATTACGGCCATTATACCAAGAATTGTATATACCTTCAATACCAGAAATATCGTAGGTAAAACCGCATACGACAAGGTCACGAATCATCGTAGAGTGGGTAAAGAATTGTATAGGGGCGCCCGCAAGTAAATACTAAGTAGAGAACGACTCCACCCTCCCCCGCACGAAACCGTGTTTTACCTGTGCGCTCGGCTAGATGGGTTCCCTGCTACGACCTGCAAACTTGTTGAGGGATCATTGAGGGATCAAAGGCAAGAATTGTATATAGTCATTCAAAAACTCGGTATGTAGAAAAAAGTGACAGCACGTACCTACATAAAAAAATAGAAAAATTCTATGCCCGATTTTTTAGACCGGGCATGGATATTGCCTAGGCTATCGCGCCATCAAATCCGCAATGGCTTGTATCGCGGCATGGAATTCATACGCGATGAAAGAGAGATACCCGCCAACGATGAATAAGGTCGATTTGATCATGGTTGTTTTTCCTCTGTATAGGAAGATGCCCCCCCTGCCTTTCGACTGGGGGGCGCTTGCGTTACGCGAAGAGCCGCGCAAGTTTGCCCATTACCTTATCCCGTTTGACTTCGTTCGGATTCAATGCCCAATTAAAGTACGATTGCTTGTGCATTGCGCGCAACTCGCGCGAAGCCGTTACATGCTCGAGATCCGCGCGGCATGCCGCATCGTATCCCGACTGTGCGATATCGGAAAGGCTGCCGGCATAGACCCGGACCTGTTCAATGCTGATCCGGACATGGCGCCTGCCATCGGCAACCTCTGAATTAATCGAGCGCGCGAAGATCCGCCGCGCTTGCTCTGCTGACTGCGCGCGACATAGGCGCATGCTATTCATATAGCGGATGGAGTAAATCTTGCCTTTGATGTCTGTTTTCATGGTGCGCCCCTTTGTAGGCTTGCCCCGACCGTTTGATCGGGGCGATTAGATTAGGAAAGTAGAAGCGAGAAAACTGCCTGCGAATCCGCGCGACCGCTTACGAGGTAGGCGTCTTGCAACTGATACGGGAATTTTCCGCCTGCGACCCGGACCATTTTACCGCCTTGTGGGGTATCGCATCCCGTATGAAGCGATTTTAGAATCGCTTCTTTATCCTTGATTGCCCGGTTGGCAAGTTTTCCAATCGCCGTTATGCGGCCATCGGCTTTTTGGATGCTCCCTTGCTTGCCATGGTACTCAATACCCCGAGCGATAAAGCGCTTCGCGATATCTGACAATACTGCAATTTGTTCAAGGGTTACGCCCGATACCGCTTTCGTCGCAACTGCTGCTGTTTTCGCTGCGACCTGTTGCGCCTTGCTGGGCGCCTTCGCCTTCGCCTTCGCCTTCGCGGTGGTCTGGGTCTGGGTCTGGGCTTGAACTTGGGTTTGCTTTTGGGTGCTCATGGTTTTTCCTTTATGAAAGAGTGCTACGTTTTCCGTTTTCCGCTCTCGCGCCATTCGGTAGTTAGCCGTTTGGTCTCGCCCGTGAATCTAGGGGTAGCCGCCTTACCTGCGACAACTGAATAGTAGTCTATGAATAGGTGCATGTAAAGGATTCTTAGCCATTATCTGAAAACTTTTTCTTCGCCATGGCGGCACAAATTGGCATGGGTCTTGCAATCGGTTGCAAAATCTCGACCTGTGAATAACTTCGCGCGGGTGGCGTTTCCTGTGGATATGTGGATAACCCGAAATGGGTGCGCGACCTACCCCGTCTGGATAGGTCCGGGGCAGGGCACCAACGGTCTGGAGCCACCCACCAGCAGCAGTCAGTCAGCACCAGTGCCACCACCCATCAGCACCACCAGCACTCACCAGTCACCAGCACTCGGCAGCAGTCACCAGCGCTACGCAGCGCTCAGGCAGCACTATGGTTATACGGCGCACGTGCCAGTATAGAATTTTGGGGCCGAAGCCCCGCAGGTTAACTGCCATCTCCCGGACGCAGAACCATACTGGTCTTACCATATGTCAGGGGGTAGAAGTTACCGAAATCATCCATCACCCCCGCCTTTATATCCATGCAGACCCCATCAACGTAAAGTTTATAGATCAAGAACCAGTACCACAGAGTACTGCGCTTCAACTCAGAGTATGTGCAGTGTTCCATGATGTACCTCTCAGAAGGTGTAGAACGCGTAATAGACGAGCGCGCCCCACGCGGTGAGTGCAATCAATTGCATTTCAGTGCCTCGCCGAAACGACGATATCGAAAACGCATTCCTCACCGACCTTGCTGTCGGCGTCGGTATCGTTGAGGTATTTGCAGGCGCGGTCTTCCGCTTGATCGCGGTCTTCGCCGTGAAAAACGCGATTGGTGAAGAGGTCACGGGTGCCTTGTTCATCGATAAGAAAGATACGGGCTTCGTACATGGTGCGTTCTCCTTTGTGAGGGTTCCATTATGGCGTAAGGTCAGTACCCCGCCCGCGTCAGGTTGCCGGCTAACCCACCACATATCACCACTTCAGCACCACTCACCAGCAGCAGGGTGCGGGAGGTACGATACAGCACCAGTAGGTTATGGTGGCGCGGTGCCAGCACAATATTTTAGACACAATAAAAAAGGGGCTTTCGCCCCCGTGATCAGCGATACACGTTGAGGAGGGTCATCGGGATGGAGAAGTCGCCTACATCAGGGATCAACTCGGGGTACTGCACGACAACCACGCAATCGCGCAGGGAGGTGTTGGCATGTGGCTCCATCTCGATAAAGTGAGCAGACTGTTTGGGACCGGCTTCGCGTTCAGCCTCGTTGCGGGTGATGTAGAAGCGGACATCCGGGTCACGGTCGAGGGTCAGTTCCTCCATGTCTGCTACCAGTTTTTTGAGTGCGCTCAGTTTCATGATGTGGCCTCCTGTTTAAGAACCTTTATTGTAGGGGAGACAGGGTACATCTCCCCCCGCCAGAATTACTTACCGAACGCGTCCTCGTTGTAGATCAACAAGTCGATGATGCATTTGGCGTCAGAGAGTGAGAGCCTACGCGTCACGATCTCGGTAGCACAATACTTGAACGTGTACTGCACGAAAGCGCGATTCGGCAGGCGGGTGAAATCCTCCGGCAGGATGACCGTCTTCTTCTCCGTATAGAACGCCTGATTGCGGAGCAGTTTGATCGCGTGGATACGGCTAAGGTTAAAAGCCATACCGCGAATATCCAACCACGTGGCGAACGGTACGACACAGTAACCGTTCTCTTCGAGGAACGCGCACACGTGGTCATAGAACTTGCGATTCGCCGAGCGAAACGGGACGGCATCAGTTTCGTTGTTCTGGTCGTTCATGGTAGAACTCCTGTATGAGTTGCGGGGTGGTTAAGAGCCCCTATCTTACCTCGTGCAATCGATTGCAAACTAATCAGCGTTATCGTGCATCCACCGCCGCCTAGCAACCAACGATGGTTTAACCCCCAGCTTTTCGAAGTGCTCATCACAGCGCTCCTCTAAACTCTTCTGCACCTTTTTGCGGGGGCGTCCTTTAGCAACCATACGAGCACCTAGACTCACATTACCTCCCCCAACACTACGAAACACTTCTATGGTTTCTTCATCCAGAGACAACAAAACCTTACGTACTTTAACCCCGTCATCACTCTTGAAAGCCATCACTTTTCTCCACGGTATATACCATAAACCCCCAACAGTATATACCATAAACCGCAACAGTATATACCATGAGGCACCAACAGTATATACCACGGCAGCACCACATTTCAGCAGCCAGCAGCACCACGTTTCAGCACTCAGCACCAGTAATCAGCACCACATTACAGGCTTCACGAACAGCACCAGTAGGTTGATGCGGACCTGTGCCGCCAGCACATAATTTTCAACAATATCAGTAACTTACGGTAGGCCAGCACAATAGCAGAACAGCACGAATTGTATATAGCACATTTTAAATTTGTGCCAGCAGCAGAAAACAGTCAGGCCAGAGGGGATCGTGTAAGACAGAGTAACAGTAATATATAGGATTATTAATATGCCCCCCGCCCACTTATTCGCATACATAGCAGTAGCGGGGGATTTACTATTGATATAAGGTATCCCCCCGCCGGGCAGGTTTCGATGTGCCGTACTGCGAACGCATCATCTCCGCCCAGTTCTTATACGCCTGCTCGGGTGTATCGCCCCATCCAGTGACCGCCCCGCCCGGTAGCTGGCACTCGTACACCGCCCCTGAGCTACGCAGAATCCTGATGTGCGGTTTGGTTAATGTCTGATTGGTCATTCTGTATCACCCCGCGCTAACATCGCCGTCGAACAGAGACACACCGTATCGGTTGATTACCCACGTCATCAAATCACGGTCTGCCAGAATCTGGTGGTCCGAGAATTGGTAGGCGTCGTAACAGAAACCCACCTCTACTTCCGTATTCACATGTACGCGGGAGCAAAACGTCACATGCTTTGACCCGCCCCTCGTTTCGATGCGGATGCTATACCAAGGCCACAACTTATGGCCCTGCAGTGTCTGGTAGGTGCGTGATTCCATGTCGGTACCTTTTGCAATCGATTGCAGANNGCCGAACAATCAGGCTGTTCTCGCGGTTGAGTTCTTCGGCCTCTTCGTCCGATAGCTTCATCAGGTACTCAAGCGCGGTCTCGTCCAGAATGCTATTCATGGTTTCTTCTGAAATACCACGCCACCCAGCGCCGGGTGCGCGACGCTCCTCAGCCAACTTGATGATGTCGCGTGCCCGCTCCCGATCTACAGAGTAGCGGAACATAACAACGTTCTGCAGCCATTTCATGACTTATACCTCCAGCGTCTGGATGGCTGCGTCGAAACCACCAAGCTCGTGCTGGCACAAACCATTCGAGACAAACGCAGAGATAATGCGGAACTCAAGTGCGAGACTCGCCGGCTTGTGCATAGCGACGGGTAGGAAGATATAGTGGAAAGGCACGGTCTTATCTGCGTAGAAGCAAACCCGAGACCCATCTTCACCTTCGTAGAGATAGGTATTCTGACCTTCATGCGTGCCTTTCTGCTGCAGGGTGTATTGCATGGCGTGGCTCCTGTGTGAGTGCCTATATTATAGGTGAGGTGAGGGTACCGCCCCTACCCCACAACATAGTAATCGAACCACGAGACATCGCTAGTACCCCAGCCATACGTGCTACGGAATACCGCACGGAATTTACCTGCGCAGATACGGTAGCGGAGGAACTGCGTGCCACAGTACTTGCCACGCCCCGCGAAACGGCGCGTCACCCTGCTACGGTTACCTACTGCCGGATTCTTGAAGCCCACATGGCGGTTACCGGATGAGGCGACGACATACAGTCGCTCCCGGCTCATCATTTTCTGCAGCGAGTTGCGTTTATTCACAGCCATGCTCCTTAAATTTGACTGATACTCTAGCCACCGTTAGGACATCCCACCTTACATGATTACGTTGAAGTGGAAATGTACGCCGGCCTGAACTGCAGACTCCCCGACAAAGACAGGGAAGTAACGCCCGTCACGCGTGGTCTGTATGAAGTACCACAAACCATCATTGCCAGACGGAGGAAACCTCTTCTCCACCGCCTTGATCGCGTTCAGGGGTGTGGCGTACGTTCTGTTCGCCTCAAGTGTTACCAGCTTAGCCATTGTGCTACTCCTTTGAAGTAGAGGTATCCTACCCCGCGCACCTGCTATCGAAAGCCGCAGCAACATCGCCTGTGCGTGCCACGTCTCTCAGCAAACCGACGATGTACTCAGGGGCTGCGATGTTGAGCACGCGTACTGTATTACGGAGGTGCCCACGACACACATACTCGATATCTGAATAACCGAAGTCAGGCGACTTACGTGCGTCGATATACTCCTCCCAGTTCTGGCCGATCTGAACGACACAGAAGCTGCCGGGTACGCCGGTATGCACGCGTACGCTCACGGTAGCACCTCGAAACGGTCGTGGATGGGTACAGGGCCGTGCCACTCATAGCCGGTGAGGAGGCGGCACATCTCGCGGAACCGACTGTCGCTGGTGTAGAGGAAGTTGCCACCGAACATCGCCCCCGACACATGGTGGGGCTGCGTGCTCGCCAGAACCACAGTCGGGATACTGCGGTGGCGGATCAAGAACAGCGCGGGGGTATCCGGGCTGGCCTTGAAAGGCCCATCGCAGTTTTCCACGACAAAGGTATCGTGTTGCGATGACACACCGTTTTTGGTGCAATCGCCCATGCAGGGGCTGCGATAGACGTTGGCGATTAGGCCCATGACACATTCTCCTGTAAGAGATTGAACTGCTGACGAAGACTATTGTAGCCGTGGCAGGTAGTACCGCTTTACCCACATGATCTCACTACCCACCATAGGTAAGGTAGGCTCCTCCCCGGCGACGCCCCGCACTGTACGCAACCATCGGTCGGTGTCGTAGTACCAGAATGTGCGTTTCGTCTCGTATGCCGAGATAACGATCTCCACTACTCGGAGATAGCCGCGCTCATCGCGAGTTATGTGCAGCGCCATGTTAGCGTCTCGCAGCCGTGGCCGGGGCGAACTCCCGGTCAAGCATTTCACGCATCTTGCGGAAGCAGCGAGTGAAGCGAGGCATGTTGTCCGCCTGTGCAGACTTGCGCGCCTCCTCGTAGAGCGCAACAGCGTGGGCTCGACGGGCTGAGCCTTGCCGATGCAGCATGGTCAACTGCTCTTCGAAACCTTCGCGAAAGGCCTTGCTCTGCCACGAAGTACCCAACCCATAAACCGGAACCTCACGAGTAAGGTAAGGCCAGTTCATGCGGTTGAGGAGGTGGGCAGCGTACATACCACGCGCCTTGAAATGTTCGCGATCCAGCTTCATGATCCTGCTCCTGTGTGAGAGATCCAATAGTACGCCCTGCAGTGTTTGCAATCGATTGCAGAACTACTCAGGTAGCTTGGTGTTATTGTCCCGCACCATCTCCAGAGCACAACGAGCCGTAGCTATGAACGCATCGAACTCCCGCAGCGGTTCGGGGTCCGGGTTACCAGCCAACACCCCACGCCAATCCGCGGCCTCATCCACCGCTCTTACTAACGCCTGCACGTATCGCTCGGGTAAGCGATGTGCCGTGCCAGTAAGTTCAAAATAATTGAGGTTATGCAGGCGTAGATCCTCTTCCAGCCCTTTGACCCGTCGTTGTAGGTCTAGCTTGGCTTCGAGGCTTGGAGCCCGCTTAGCAGCGTTTTTAGTGCGGGTTATGGTGCGCTTCAGCGCGGTAGCTTTGATGCGATGGCGTGCGTCATCCATTATACGCCTCGCCAGTAGCATCAACCCCCGCCTTTACCGATACAAGCTGCGCAGAACGCTCGCAGCGATACATGCGGACGGTGTACCCATCATCGGCAGGAAACAGCTTCTGGAACTTCTCGAAAAGCTCGACTGCTTCCACCTTGTGCGTAAGGCTTCGCGGGTGCGTTGCGAAAAGATGCCGGCCTTTATGCGACACATTGATCTCGTAGTGCATGGCTACTCCAGAATACGAAATACAGACTTGTTGATGTTACACCAGTCGGAGTAGTCCGAGCCCGGCACCTCCGGGTTACACGGCCTGTGTGGCTCGTAGAGATCGCACGAGCTACAACTCATGCCGACCTCTTCAGGTACGGACTCGTAGCGTACCCCTTGGATACGAATAACTACCCGTTCAGTCATGATGCCCTCCAAAACCCGCGAACACGTCGTAGTGTCCCGGGTACATGGTAGAAAGAAAGTGGATGATCGCCACCGTCGGGCAGTCCCGGACAATGTAGTGAATGACCATCCCCCGCAACTGATTGCCAGAGCCTACCAAGTACGCCTCGCTGCCGTCCGGGCGCAGCGTGACCCAAAACCCCGGGGCAGCGTACTTCTGCATGGTCTGCTGGAAAGCGATCATCTCAGGCGGTATGCTAGGCCTATCTGCAATCGATTGCATTTTAGCCTAGCCTGTTAGACGGCCATACGGCACTCTGCGGATGTACGACAGATCCGTGAATCGCGGTACGTTTAGCTACCGTAACCCACACGTACTTAGTGCCATTCAGCGCGATTTGCACCTGCTGCGATACGTGGGTGACCTTGCCGATATAGCCCGGTTCGCCACGGTCTGGAGGGCAACGAACAGTCTTTCCGGGGGGGGCCTGCGCCCGTTCGATATCCATTACTTGCCTCCTTTACCGCAAAGCCCCAGCTTCTCTGCCAACTGGCGGTCACCTCCAGAGATATCGCCCCGCGCAACTTTGCGGCGCAGACGCTCCATCTCCGATTCAGCCATGGCCTCAGTGGGGAACTTGTCCAGCTTGTGGTGGATCTTGATGATCCCCTGCACATCACGAATGTTCATGGCTACCCCTCAAAACAAACAAGTAAATCGTCGGTCTCGACCACATAGGCCGTACCCAGAAGGTTAGCAAGCGCGGTGAGTTTATCCCCAAGCTCACCCATGCCGCGATCCCAGAACCCGGTGCCGTGGCGATTACGGGTAAGCCATACGTCGTGGCCGAAAGCGTCCCACGTGCGCCCCGTCTCAACGTACGCATCCAGAAGCCCAACCTCGTCACACTGCTTGAGAAAGTCGGCGACCGTGGCATAGGCCTGCAGTACTCCGTAACTCGAGAACTCAGAGTGCGGAGGTACGTTACCTTCGTCGTGCCCGGAGTCAGTAAACATGGCGGCTTCTAGGTACGCCCTGACCACAACCGGTATGACAGTCTGAATGTCGTCGTTTTTCATGCTTCCACCTCAAAAGAAGAGATAGCGTCGATGTACGTTCTGCGTACCTCTTCAGGCAACGCAAACATATGCCTGAAATGATTATTGATGGCTTCGGTCACCTTGTGCGGCACATACTCACGGAAGTGCTCTGCAAGCTCAACACTAGATACGGCGGGGTAGTGCTGGCCGTCACGTTCTACCCACTCAGGCTCGTAGATAGTCGCAACATGCCCAGTCTGCCTATCAATGCCGTCATACATCACCATGACGACAGGCTCCCCGGCGCGCTCGACATGTACGACCGAAGCAATACAGTAGTGAATTCGATATTTCATGATCTCTCCTTTGCGAGTGGATCTATTCTACCCCGAGACAGCTTGCGGGAAAACCCCAGTATTTTCCCGTAAATCGCCTCAAAACAGTGACGGCTGCCGCTTTCCTAGTTTAATAGGAATCACGACACAAGACCGGGGTATGGCAAGAATAGTCCTCAGAGCCGTCTCCAGATGCTCGTCATTAAGTCCGGGCTCGACGATATCCCCCGACATACCCACTCCATCACCTATCCGAACCTTGGACTTATAGAACAGGTCGAACATGTATCGTACTGGCGAGAGACCCTGTTCGCGATACGCTGTCCGCAGTTTGTCGGTATCCAGAGGCTCGATGCGCTCCTGCAAAAATTGCAGGTTTTCCTTTGACATTTTCATGGCTTCACCCGCGCCTCACCTATCTGGGCCAGTAGACTACGAACCACTGCCACCGCCCTCCGCTGTTCATCCGTACCATTAAAGACCATCTTCTCCAGTTCCTTGAACCACCATTGCTCCTCGCTGAAATCCTCGGTCAGAGCAACGAGCGAAAGACCGTACGCGGCAGAGAGTTCTTTGGCAAACTCTGCAGGAGACTTATTAGCTTTACGGCGCGGCGATTTCTCTGATCCACTGGTATCGTCCTCGCCGATTACTACACAAGCATTTCGCTCGACCGCAGCCACGTGTGCCGACAGGTGAGGTAACTGCTCTGCAACACCTGAGCGAATGTCGACCATGAACACCGGTTTATCGGACTCGTACAGGCCGGCTGACTTGAGTTCACGACTGATCTTGCCAGCGGAGCATACAAGAAACAAGCCGCGCTCTACACCGTCAAACGCGTGAATGCGTACCAGATCGCCCGGTCGGGTATGGCACACTTTCCGTAGGTCGATAGTACGGTCATCAACTTGCACGGCTCTGCTCCTTTGCGACATTGATAGCGTGTGTGGATTCGATACCCGCCATAGCCTGCCACAGGCTCTCCCGAAGCTCAGCAACGAATACGGTAACCAGAGTATTCTCGCTGCCCGGCCCACTGAGAATGGCCTGCTGTGCGATGGCGTGAGTGAGCAAGTCGCAGGCTGCTGCCATTGCCGAGGCAGTATACGTAGCCGCGAGCGACACAATCTCCGCATCGGAGATGTTCGGATCTTCGCGGCGGGCGTGGATGTTGTGCAGTGAAGTATAGACTTTCTGCATGGACTCTTGAATGGCTTGTTCGGGGCGCACGGCGTTACTCCTTAATTAGGGTGTAGAAAGATGGTACAACTATGTCCCCGCGTGACACTACCCAGCGAGAGTCCTGCCCGAGAAACCGTCTCAGGTGCTCGTTATGTACATTCTCTACATACAAGGCCTGATAGCAGCGCTTCTGTCCTAGAAGGTAGCATGCCGCCAATATCGACTTCATCACCCCGCGCCGCCGGTACGGCTCCCACACGGTGACGTTAGCCACGTCGATGGTTTCGAGCATGGCAGGCTGCTCCATACCGTCCAGCGTAAAGGCACGGCGAGACCCCATACGGATGTATACTTCACCGACACCGGATACGTCATACCAGCCGTTACAGCGATATGGTGACTTCTGTAACGCCGCAATCAGCGCGTCCTGTGCATGCAGTACTCCGATGTCGTGTATCTCGTACAGCATGGTTACCCCCTCGCAATGTATACCCTGCGCCACTCGCGGAACTCAGGGTTGTCTCCGATCTCCGCCCCGGCAGCTACCCGGTTGTGCAGAAACGTACCGGTGGCCCCAACGTAATAAAAGCCTGCGTAGCAGCCCTGCTGCGAGAGTACCATCTCGACCGTGTGTGCTACGCCAGCCATGAACGCCTCTACATACTCCGGCGTCCAGCGATGAGCGTGGTCTGTCCACGACTCTACCGGAGCGGTAGCGCGTACGCGAAGGACACCTTCTGCGTGCTGCAAACACGCGTTGTAGTGATCGATAGCAGCCTGTGCTGCTTTGGTGGTTTTGCGTGCCATGTGCGGCCCCTTGCTGGTCTGTGAGCCCTCATTATACGCGAAGGCAGTACGTTCTACGTGGCAGTGCGAAGGGCATCCACCATGTCTTTCGCCGTATCCGCAGGTACAGAGAAATACACCCACCCGCGATCATCGAATAGGCAGGTAGCCCCAGCCTTCTCCAGCGGGCTGTGGGCACTCCAGCCGCCCGGCCAATCGAGGGTGCAGTCCTTCACTCGCAGAGCCCCGGTTCCCGATAGCCAGCGTAGCAGCATACGGCTACCTCGACTATCCGTAGGTCCAGAGTACTTCGCTCTACCGTACGCTAGCCGCTTCTCTGCGGCAGGTTCTTCTGGCGATTTTGCAATCGATTGCACGGTGGCGTGCGCGTCGTATCGCGCCCAGTTGTAGTAAGTGCGCAGTATATCGCGAGGCGGTTTCGCCCCCCAGAACTCCACGTATATATCCACATGCTTGCGGAAGATAGCTGAGCGGTATGCTCTCTCACTGCTGGAGATGCTGAGGAATTTGCCGGGTCGCGTTCCGCCTGTCCACGCCACCGGAGCGTTGGATGGGTGTTGTACAGTCATTTTGCTCTCCCCTCAGCGTTGGCCTTGTTGATAACCCGCAACGCGATGTCGCAGGCCTCAAAGACCGCCTTACCGCGCAGCTTCTCTTTATTGGCGTCATTCACGGCGTCGTACACTGCAATGAAGGCAGAAGCCGTGAACACGTCAACCATCACCTCGTTGACCTTACGGTACTTACGCTCCTCCACGATCTTGCGGATCTGTGACACTCCCTCTTCGCCAAGAGGCGACAGGCGGAGTGCTGCGATGTGTTGTTTCTTGGTCATTTCAACCCCTTTGCGGTTTGTCTAGGACTAGATAATACCCCCGACACTGGTGTGCCGGGGCTTCACTGCTAAGGTGTGTTGCTGCGCCGTATGTTCGGACATGGCCCGAGTATCACATCGGCTAGGTAACCATTAGCGCACAGAGCGCCAGCCAGCTTCCGCGCACTATGTAGATACTGATGCCCACACGTAACATGCATGCCGTTTTCTTCCAGAGTACCGATCACCGAAGAGGGAAGACACGACTCACACAAAGGTATACCACCGATACTCACGTGGTAGTTTTGCATATCAAGGTTTGATGCCTGACACCGCGCCATCATTGTTATATCTCCCGCGCGCAGCATAGCTTTTCTCGTAAGGTACCGGTGCATGTTTGAAAAACACAACTTGACCGATAGCATCGCCGGGGCGCAGACGAATACCGTACGTGCAGGACAGATTGATCAGTTCTAGGGTTAATCGTGACCCATGCCACCCAGCATCACACCAGCCAGCATTTAGGTGCTCCAGAAAAATGCGAGCCATTGACGACTTCAGCTTGTACTCGGCAGAAATGTGCGAAGGCAGGTTAAAAGTCTCAGTGCTTGACGCAAGGATACCCTCCCCCGGAGCAAGCACATACCCGTCTGCCCGGTGAATACGGACAGTCTGCATGGATGGTTTTTCACGGTTGGCGTAGTCGATGATTTTACCGCGCCGCTCGTTATCTACCAACACGGTATCGGACAGGTGGATATCGAGGGACGCAGAGTTTACATCGTTGAAGGATATCGGGTACTCGTCGGTACCCGTAACCAGTCCTTGCTCGATCAATTCACAAAGTTCAGTGTAGCTAAGCAGCATAGTAGGTCTCCTAAGTGGAGACGTAACTATACCAGACCAAGACTACCCATATAAGAACCCTCGTCCTCGATAGAGAAGCCGTCTTCTACCAGAGACTTCATTACCCGCAGGCGGTCGCTGAGTTCGCCCCCAGACCACGAAACTACTACTGACCGTTCTACGTCGATGCAGTACCCGCCGCCTAGGGCTGGCCTGATTGCCGGGTTAGCTACAGCATACATACGCTCGCCGATCTGTTCCCCGGAAACGGGGCGTGATACCTTACGCATCACAAGTACCACACGTCCTTTGGTCGTTGCCATGTCGAAGCCCTCCTGTGTGAGAGACTTAACTATACGCTACCCGGCAGGCTTACGGTCTAGCACAACGCTGCTGTAGAAACCACCACCTTCCTTCGGGGTTCCATTTACTACAACACGTACCCTCTCGTCGGAAGGCTCAAGCACACCGCGATACTCGGTCACAGTGAGTGAGATAACATAGTAATCCAGACCATCAGCTTGACTGGTCTCGAAGCCTACTACGTAACCGTACCCCGTGAAGTCCGGCACGCCCACGAGATCACTTACCACAACGCGATCTAGTTTCTTGACCAGATAGACCTCGGGGTCTAGTCCCGCCGCTACCAGACGGATAGTATCCATCGCAGGAAAACTCACGGGTATGCGCTGCATATCAGTCGCCCTCCTGCAGGTCTTTCAGGTACTCTTCGGCTTCTTCCTTGGTACGGAAAATCGTCCACTCTGTGCAGTCCAAGTATCCGGGCATGGTGAGCCGTGCCCCCCAGCCGTCCCTGATCTCAAACTGCGTAATGTGACAACCCTGCACAAACGAGTTCGCCAGAGAGAAAAGTTCGTCGAAGGTATCGTCATCCTCAGTAACAACGCAGCTATGCGCCCCGCAACCCACCAAAGAGCAAGGCACGACTTCGTCACCAAGCTCCGAACTTACAATCAGCCAAGAGTCGTAACGTACTTGCGGCGTCATTGAGCCACCCCGCTAAGATGGTGTTTGTACGCCACCCCACGAAGTACGCGTGTGCGGGTCTCCTCAGAGATACCGCGCTCGATCATGTGCATTCCTGCAGTAGCTCGGTCACCGCCGCCTGCGAGGTAATCGATCATGTCATCAATGAACTGGGCGGTGCCCCAGTCCCAGCGCCGCTCCGAGGGTGGCGCAGTACGCTGGCTACGAATCTGTGCTTCCATGGTTTCACCTCACTGGATCTGAATGTCGCGCTCGACCATCAGGTGGTCTGCTTGAATCGAGTATGCCACAGACGGGCGACCTTTGGAGATGGCAGCAAGAAAAGCCGCCGCCAGATCGAGATCAACCCTGCCGGTATCGACCCGGGCCTTGAAGCTCTTCAGCCCTTTGGCAGTGAGTTTGACGGTCTCTGCGCGTGCTTCCATATTGCGCGCAGTGACATGATAAGTGATGGCGGTATGGCCCATCAGGCGCTCCGCTGCCGAACGAAGTGCAGACTTGCCGGTCAAAAGGCCAAGAAACTCCAGTGCGGCATGCGTGTGTGCCATCAGGCGGGGACCGGCGGTAGGGCGAGCGCCATCCACAAGGTAGTGGAAACCCTTACGCGTCGGCTTCAGTGTGACCGCTACGCGCTTCGAAGTACGGGCAGTGGTCGTGGTGGTTACGGTTTTGGCAGTCATGGCGTTTCTCCTTTGTGAGACTGTGTGGGTATGCTACTACTTGAAGAGTGCGGCCAGCTTGGCAGAAATACGCTCGCTCTCTGTCTGGGCGACAGGCCGAGGCGTTCTGGGTACCCGGCGCACGTGCACCGACGCGGTAGGTGCGTCCAGTTTGTGTTCTGGCTGCGTCACGACGGGTGCTGCCGGTACTGAGGCGTCCGACCGCGCAGGCCGATAGCCACCGCGCCGTGCCGGCTCCGGCACATGTACTTCGTCCTCGTCGGTTTTCTCTTCCTGCGTACGCCAGAGGGGCCAGCCCTCCTTACCAATGGTGCCCTCAGCGAAAGCCCCATACTCACGACGTACCTTCAATACGAAGCTGTCACCGACCTTGCGCGGTCTTGCCAGAACTGTCGCTGTCCCGGGCACATTACCATCCGGCCCTACAAACTCAACTGCGTTGCTGTAGAGCGTGTCGCCAGTACGCAAGGCGCGAACCTGCTGTTCATCAAGCATCTTGTTTCCCCTTTTTGAGATTGATTGCAATTATAGAGGAATCACGTACGGCTTATCCAACCACTTACCGAGCGGCCAAGTAGCGTTACGGGTCATACAGTGTGTTTCGTTCTTCTGTACTACCAGTCCGTCGATAGCCTCGCCCGGGAACACCGAGTTCTCGTACCACTCCTTATCAGTCCGGTACTGCGGGGCGTAATACACGGTACCGCGCTCCGGGTGATTCACTGGGGCTTTCGCCCACGCAGGTACATGCTCCATGGTGTAGCGATTCACATAGAGTTTTTTTGCCTGACTGAAACTTACAATGCGGTCCATACATCCTCCAGCGTAGATACTCTAGCCAGCCCCGAAGGCTGGCTGCAGTACCCACTACTGCTTTTTCTGCTTTTTCTTCTTTTTGCTGGGCTTCTCCGGTACGTCAGGTCGGCAGGTTCTCCCCAGATACTGGACGTAATGCTCGTCAGCCTTCTTACTGTACGCTTTCACTACCTTGCCGGCCTTGCGGTGCGCAGAGTGGTACGCACGGAAGGCGTCGGCCAGATCACGTACGGTGCGGCCCGCGTGGGCGTCGTCGCCGAGGATCAGATTGTTCGATACGTCCATCGCACGGTCGTAGAGTTTCTTCATGTCTTTGCGTTTCACTTGACACCCTCCTTGGTGTAGATATTCATACCGATCACGGCTCCCGCGCCGCCCTCGATAGACTTGTTGCCTTCAGTGGTGGCGATGATCATCGTCTTGCCGCTGGCAGACGGCCCGAGGCGAATGTTCAAATCGACCGTGATCGTCATGACGCCCTTGTCATCCACGGAATACGACGCGTTGCGACCGACCCTGCCAGACGCCGGGGTCCATGCAGCTTTCTTCGTTGCCATTTGTGATACCTCCTGTTTGTGGTGTATGTATATTACCTGTTCTGTACTACCCCGTAGTGAGCACGGCTTGCCCGCCGTACTGAATAGAAACCAGATGCTCAAGATCAACGATCTCGTAGCTCGCGGTTGACACGTCGTCCTCCCAGCTAGAGCACAGATCACGACCTATAGCGTCGGGGTCGCAGTCGGGCGTGTGTGTCACAATATAGGCCTCAGTACCGGAGCCTGCGGGTGATGATACAGTTACTACGATGGCTGAAAGCATGTGCGCTCCAGTTACACAAAGGTTGGTGTGAATGTGTGCCAGTACCGCATTTATCTGCGCGGTAACCGTACTTTTATCCTACCTTTACCACGCTCTCGCTCGATGGCACGAGCAATACGGGCACGGACAAGACTATGCAGGTCGAGAGACGCTACATAGCCTACAGGCCGGATTCTACGAAACACGATCCTTCTTCGAACTGACAATTGAAACCTCCGGAACAGCAATACCGCACCGAGCATCGTGCGACCCGGGTAATGAGTCAGCCCACCCGGCCCGTGTGCGGTGGTGTTGCAGGATGGCCGCACGCAACCACTCAGCTAGCGCGGCCTCGTCCAATGCCGGCCCTGATACACTCACGAACGATACAGTGACCGTAAGTGCCACATCGGGCGGCTGTCGGCGCTGCCTTGTTATCCTACGCTGCACGTACGGCCTCCGACAGCGTGACGTGCTCGCGCGGAAAACGGCGGGTGTATGCGCGATTAATGCCTACCCGCTCCACGTACGCCTCGGCGGCAGTGAAGGACTCAAAACCCATGGGTTGGCCCAGAGAACCATCGGCGGCCTCCGGATCACAGACAACCTCGCTGCTGGTGAACAGTAACGCTGTTAAAGTGACAATACGGATACGCCACACGGCATGACGTGCATCGAAGTAGATATCGTACATATGTGCTCCCTTTACAGAGTGGGTGTTATCCGCGAGAGTCAATAAGATCAACATACGCGGTATGGCATGCTACTACTTGTTCAGGCGTTGCCCGCGTAGCAGCATCTGGACCGAATTCACAGATCTCTTTTGGTGACATATCCAGAAAAGCAGCTACCTCCCCCAACGCCTCGCGTACCGCAGTTCGCGTGCGCGCATCCACAGGGAAGTCAGGTGAATATGTGTTGGACAGAACTCGCAAAGTGCTGTTCTGGTTGACCCGTGCCAGCTTGGCTACAAGGTCGGTTGGTCTCAGGTTCGGGTACATGTCTGGAGCCTATATGCGTTGTATGGGTTACCATGATACTACCCCCAGCGAGGGTAGATCCCTCAGCGGCGTACTCGTCTTACTCTAGCAGGTAAGGTATCTGGCGGGTACGTCACCTCCCCGGCCTCCGAGGGGTGGTTCTTCAGGTAGCTACGGATACCTGCCGTAAGCCACTCTTCACCCTCCGGCGTAAGCTCGTAGTAGTCAGTACCTTTGACAGTCTTACATACTAGGCGAGCATTTCGCTCCATCACCCGTGGTACATACACGCCTATCTGTGCCTGTGCGGCTACTACACTTACTGGTCGCAACCCCTGCGGCCCGGCGAAGCAGTTCCATATGTGTTTTTTCGTGCACGGGTTGTCTTTCGTAAACTTCGCAGGCTCAGGTCTCATTTCGTCACCTTGAATCGTTTCTCGGCCCACACCGGTAGCTCTTTATAAGGCCATAGGTCGTACATGTCCCCTCGGGCAGAGAATCCGAAAGACCACACGTCCCCCCAGTCCTCAAGAAAGAACTTAACTTTACCGCCCTCCGCAGCCAAGGCGGTCAGGCCTACAAGCTGCGCAGCAAAAGGAAAGAACGCCGTAGGCGGTACCACCCGCACACGGTAGAGAACCTTACCGGTGTCACCATTACATACCGACACAAAAGGGCTTACTACCCCCGCGTACAGATCAGGCCCGCCATACGACACAGATAGCGGCCATTGTTCCTTATCGAAAATCATTTCAGCAAGCTAACCATCCAACCGAGAAATGATGACACCGGGGACGCCGAAGCGAGTGCAATCAGTACGATCAGGCCGCATATCACGGTAATGATGTCTAGTAAGAAGCGCATTGCTATATCTCACAGATATTCCCCCTTTTTGGAGAGTTGAAATCGATTGCGATTATACGCTGTGCCGCCTGTATGCGGTTGACAGTCTATGGGGCAGCTTCGTGCCGGGGGGTATCAGGCAGCGCTCGTCCGGTGAGGGGAGGGAGGAGCCGGAC